GAGCCAAAATAAATGAATATACGACACGCTGACGAACTACGCGATTTTATACGCACCAATGCACTACCAACGTTTAACCCTGCAATCGAATGGGATGAGACACGCGCGCCATTCAAAACCGATGCGCCTGTTATCTATTGCAGGCAGGAAGGGCGAGCGGTTGATGCGTTTGTTCGTCAAGTTGACGTTACGGTTTATTTGTTTAGTGGATTAAACGCAACACGCGCAGACCTTGACCAACTATACACTGACGCGGTGGCAGCGCTCGAATACTGCAAAGCTAACTTTAATGTTACCGACGGCATTCGCATTACTATCACGCAGGACATTATGGGCGAATACCGCACGGGGCAAAATAGGCGTTATTACACGTTTAGAGTTTTGTGTTATTCGGCGGAGGAAAGCTAGCTGGTCTAACCAGTTATTTACTACTTGACTATTTAGCGTTATCATAAGGATTAACGTTTCAATGAGGATTCAATTATGTCAGTAGGCGGCGGATGGGTTGGTCGAGCGGTCAAAGTAACAAGTTTCGGCGGTGCTACACTTGCGGGTATAGTAACCAAAGATATTTCATATTCAATCAGCGGTTTAGACACGTCTGACGATACAAGCGGCGGTAACGCTGAGTATCATTCAGAGCCAGGACGCATTGACCGTACAATGTCAATCAGTGGCAAAGCGAAAAACTTAGACCTGTTAGCGTCTATCGAGACGAATGTAGCTAACGGTCAAAACATTTACGCGACCACCATCACATGGCCAGACGGCGGCTCTACGCTATCAGGTGATGTATTTATCACTTCATTCAGCCAAGGCAATCCGCACGAAGAATTAGGTACATACGAGATGGAAATCGCCTTCTCAGGTGCGCCAACATTCACGGCGGCGGTGTAATATGCTGTTTGGAAGAAAAGCAAATCTAGGATGGAAAGGCGAAAAGCATGAGCTAACCGTTACTATGGAGTTGGTTGAGGCAATCGACGAAGAAGTGAACGTGTTAGCGACTGCGATTGAGCTAGATAAGGGCGGCATTCCTAAAATCACTCTAGTGTCAAAACTTTACGCTGTATTGCTTGGTGCAGCAGGCGTAGAGGTGACAAAAGAGGAGGTTTACGAATCCATTATGTCTAGTCCAGCCGATAGCGCTGACCTAGTAGCAGCGGCGCGTTACGTGCTGCAACTGTGCTTTCCGCAACTCGAAACCAGCGAGCGGACATCATCAAAAAAGTCGAAAGGGTAGAGCGCTACCCGTATGCTGACTTAATTGAAGCCTGTTACTCGTTAGGGTTAAGCCCTAGCGAGGCTCGCAATATGTCACCTATAGAGCTTGGAAAATGGTTTAACGCTAACAGACCAAAGCAGAACATTGCAGGCATGAGCGAGGACCAAGCCAAAATGTTAACGGATATGATTAACGCCAGCCCTGAGGAATATGATTAAATGACGATAAAAGTTGGCGGTATTGAGTTTGAGATTAATGTTGACGCTGACGGTGTAACTACCGCTACCACAAGAGCCGTTGACGACCTTCAAAAGCTTCAGGATAAGCTAAAAGCAACTGACCCCGCAGCAAAAAAAGCTAGTGATAGCCTAGGCAATATGGGGCGCAAGGCTGGCGCGGCTGGTATACAGATTCAACAACTTGTAGGACAAATTCAAGGCGGTCAAAACGTATTTGGCGCATTATCTGCGCAGGCTGCTGACTTGGGTATTGTTCTAGGCGCTCCGCTTGTTGGCGCTGTGGCAGGATTAGGCGCTGCGTTCGCTGGCATCCTGCTACCTTCTCTTTTTGACACTGAAGATAAAACGCAAGACCTCATTGACAAATTGCGTGAGCTTGCGGAAATACAGGTTTTATCCGCCGAAGAAGCAAAGCTACTAGCTCAAGAAGAAAAGAACAAAAAAGACGAGATATACGGCACCATTCAGGCAACTGAAAAGCAAATAGCAGCCGACAAGAAAGCGCTTAAAAGCGAGCAGGATAGATTGACTCTAATTGGTCAGACTCAGTGGGCTAGGAGTCGCATTGGTGAGAACATTAGAGAGCTTAGCCAGTCAATTGTTGAGGAAGAGGCAAAACTTAAAGACCTTAACAACCAATACGACAAATCAAAAGAAGCGCTCGCTTTATACAATTCTATGATTGATGGCTCTATTGAGCAAACGAATAAGCAGGCAGAGGAAATAAACGCGCTAATTTCTGCATTTGAGGCGCAGGCTGACGCTATCGGAAAAACTGACAGGCAATTAGCAATAAAGGCGGCTACTGAAAAAGGTGCTACTGAAGCCCAGCTTGAAGCTATCAATACAGCCTTTGACGCAATAGAAGCAGAAGAGGCGAGGGCTGAGGCGGTTGTTGAAGCTAGAAAAAAAGCGGCGCAAGCAATCAAAGAGGAAATAGCACAACAAAAAGCGTATAGCTCTATATTGGATGAGATATTTGCCAAAGAGGAAGCGAGGAAAGCTCAGAAGGCGTTGGAGAAAGAGCAGGCATCAGCTAACCTTGAAGCATTTAAAGAAAGCCTTATGTCAGAGCAGCAGCTTAGAGCCGAGGCGTTTAACCTTGAGATTGAGCAATTAAAAGAGGCTAGAGACTTAAAATTAATCACACAGGCTGAATATGACCAACTCGAAAAGGACAAGGCAAAGCAGCACGCGGATGAATTAATTGCTATCGAGAAGAACAAGGCGGTCAAAGAACAATCCATAGAGGATGCGAAGAACAGGGCAAAGATTGCAGCTTTAGGCGGCACATTTAGCGCGCTTTCCAGTCTAATGAATACGGAGAGTCGCAAGCTTTTTGAAATCGGCAAGGCTGCGGCGGTAGCTAATGCGATAGTAAATACTTTTGACGCAATACAAACAGCTAGAGCATCCGCACCGCCGCCGTTAAACTACGCACTAGCAGCAGCGGAGGCAGTGGCAGGCGCGGCAAACGTTGCAGGCATCATGCGTACAAGCTTTGGTAGCAAGTCAGCGGGGCAGTCTTTCCAGCAGGGCAGGTTAACAACCAACACAAGCCAACAGCAACCACAACAACGAAGTGTATCAATAGCCTTAACAGGCTCTAGCTTTTCAGGCGGTGACATTCGTGGTTTAATATCAGCTATTAACGAGGAATTGGGTGATGGCGTAACGCTGTCAGCCACAGGAGGGTAAGCCATGCCATTTACAGCACAACCAAAGACAACTGTACCAGCGCCAAGCTCTAAAGCGCCGGAAGATAAAACACCTGTACCAAAGCCAACGGCGTAGGGGTAGAGCATGGCTATACCAACGCAGTTTAGCGTTACCGAGACATTGCCGTTAGGCGTACCAACGCAGTTTAGCGTTACTAACACACGTACAGCGCCCATAAGCAACCCGCCGTTTCCGCTAGATCATCCGCAAACGTTAGACGCTGAGAATGCGCAGGTTATAGAAACCAATCTGATAGGCTCGTTGAGCGGCTCTATTGTTGGCGCACCTAGCATATACACAGCAGATAACGCGGCGATTATTGATGCGCCTAGTAATGCATCCGCAAGAGCAAAGGCGAATATCAGCGCACCAGATACAGCGAGCGCGGAATCAAAAGCGGTCATTGATACACCTACAAGCGCAACCAGTGAAACGGCTGTAACGATACCGCTACCGACTGAGTTAGCATCGCTAGCAAAGGCAGATATTGACAGCGCCGTAACGATACCAGCCGAGAATAAAACGGCGATTAGTGCGCCCGTTGAGAAAACAGCGTCGAACAAGGTTGATGTTGATGCGCCAAGCGCTAAGACAGCCGAAAGCAAGGCCGTGGTTAATACTCCGACTGAAAAAACCGCACAAGCTAAAATCGATGTAGATGCGCCCGTTGAGAAAACCGCGCAACCAAAGGCGGCAACTGATGCACCAACGGCGGCGAGCGTATTGCCTGCTGCCAACATTGACGCACCCGACGCGGCAACGGCTAGAGGCAAGGTTGCAACTAGTGCACCTAGCACGTTAAGCACAACCAGCGCAACGCCCTTGACCCCGCCATTCCCGCTCAATCATGCGCGTATATTGTACAACAGCGTACTTGAAAGCTATTCGAGTATAACGGCTTCGTCTGAGGCGGCTGGTTTTCCTCCGATTAACGCGCTAAAGCCCAACACCTACGAGGCGTGGAGGTTTACCACTTCGGCGAGTACGCTTCAAATTGATTTTGGTGGACCTACTAGAGCGTTTGATATGCTTTGTATCGGTGCGCACAACTTAGGTCGTGCGGGTGCAGATATACAGGTCTGGTATGAGCCAGAACCAGGCGGCACTTTTGTTCAATTCGATACAACAAAATCGCCAGCGTTTGACCAACAGCAACATCCCATTGTGTTTTATAGTCAGGCGGCGGTTAATGCGTTAACGATAGAGGTACG